TGAAGTAGATCTATCTTATACATTTGTATTGCAGATACTAAAAGGCATACAGAACATGAGTCCTAAGACTGCAAGTAGAATAAGAAAGAAGTATAACTTCCCTATTTATGGATAGTAAGTGTAAGGTTCAGGCATAAAAAACGTACAGAGAAAAATGATTAAATTATTCCTGTCCCTAATATCTGGGCATAAACAAAGCCTTGCACTTATGCAATAGATGAGTATGATAATGATATGAAAAAATTAAATACATACATGGAACAACTTACTTTAGTTGCAGATAAAAAAGGTATCAACTTGCGAGAGGCTTTCCGTAAGTCTGGTATACAAGATAGTACTTACCACAGAATAAATACTGGTGAGTTTTGTTTAAGAGAATCAACAGCACAAACAGTATGGGAGTACATACATGAAGAACACTACAACAAAGTCCGTAAAGAAATCTAGGACAGGTAGATACGAAGCATATAATGGAGAGATGATTTACTTTCAATCCAATGCTAAAGCAGATAGATACTTACAGCTTGTAAAATTTTTAGAGAATAAATCTATTACTGATTTAGAAATCAAACCTACTTATGATGCAGTTGTACAGAATAAAAAGATGTGTACATTTACACCAGACTTTAGATACATGACACTTGAACCTAACGATCACCGAGGGTATCAAGTTATTGAAGACGTGGTGGGTGTGACTACAGATGTATACAAATTAAAAGTAAGTCTTATTGAAGCAACGAACTTCATTAAGGTACATAGTATACCAGCAAAGGAGATAGATACATGGGCAGAGATTATACCATTAAACCAATAGATGACGAGTGGATGCCAGATGATAAGTTGCAACTCTGGTTTTTCAATACATATCAACACGCAACAGACGGAGATTTAAATTATGAAACAGATCAATTTCGAGACTACTACCTTTCAAGAGGGGAAAGAAAGTACGACTGGTCAGCTTGCTTCAGGTTCTGGTGTCGTAAATCTTTCAGATTGGATAAAGCTACATCAACGACCAAGGCCTATACTAAACAAGATAGAGTTAGTAACAACAACAATGACTCAATCAGATCTTATCTTGATAGATACAATAGCAACAGTAACATACGACAAATTAGAACAGATAAAAAATAACAGTGAGTTGACTGAAGTCAAGGAACGTATCAGTCGTGTACTGTATAGTGTAGAAAAAGATTTACATTGGAACTGTAGTGTAGAACAACAAGACAAAAAGATAATACCATTCTTAAAAGTATTAGCTGATACCTTCCAAGTAGAAATGCCCAGGGCAGAAGGTCTAAAGTTTTACATAGAATCCATAAGAGATATACCACCATTGTTATTACAAGAAGCAACAGTCAAAGTATTAAAGACGCATAAGTATAATACTTTCCCCTTGCCTGCCACTTTACGAGAAGCTATTGACACAAAGCTAGATCAAATGTTATCCTTTTATAATTGGTGCAAAGTGTCTTACTCACGTATTGCAACAATACAGTAAACATTCTCCGACCTCGAGCCAGTAATTACCCCTAGTTACTGGCTTTTTTTATGTTGATTACAATGCAGAAATGCATTACAATAATTTAATAAAGGAGAATGTAATGAAGAACTTTGATAGAACCATTGGTCTTGGTGGTAGTGATGCTAATAGTATATGGCATAACTATGACCCAGTAAAACTCTGGGAACTAAAGACTAATAAAAGATTAGAAGATGATTTAAGTGATAACTTTCAAGTGCAACTTGGTACATATACTGAGTCGTTTCATGTAGATTGGTTACGTAAATATCATAAACCATTTCATGGTATATCTGAATCCACTCATACTTACACTAGAGAATTGTATGGCATAACATTGTATGCACATCTTGATGCTATTGTAAGAATAAATGGATTGGAATATATACTAGAGTGTAAACACAGTAACAGTAGAGTAAGTCCAGAAGTAAAAGCTAGGTACTATGCACCACAGTTACATCACTATATGCATATACTTGGTGATAGTTATTGTTACATATCTATTATATGTGGCAATGATACACCAGAAGTATTACGTGTAGATTTCAATGAGGAGTTTTGGAATAGACTAAAGTCTAAGATGATAAGGTTCTGGTCGTTTGTTAAAAACGATAAGCAACCACCAGTGATAGGTAAGCCTAGTGATTCAGATAAAGAGATAGTGTCTGACATATTAGTCAATGAATACAAGGACTATAACATGATAGATAATACAGAGTATGTAAGATTAGATTCTACATTAGATCAATACTCTGGTGCTATCGAAGGCTTCGAAGAAACGAAGAAGAAGATTAAGTTACTAGTACCAAAGGATGCAAAGAAAGTATCGTATCCTAATAGTAATTATGTAATAACACGCAACAAGAAAGGTACACTTGTTGTAACTAAATCAAAGGAGAATGATAATGGCAGATAAAAAAACTAAACCTGATTTCAATACAGATTTCTTTAACTTGCTACACGCAGTTACTAATCCGTATAAGTCAGGTACTAACCCACACTTCAAGAGTAAGTTTGCAGACTTGCCTACTTGCTTAAAGACAGTGAAGCCTGTATTAAAAGAACACAACTTTGCATTACATCAAGTAGTAAAGCAATCAGATAAAGGTGAAGGTACTGTATTGCAAACTAACTTGATGCATATATCAGGTAATGTAATGAGGGATGGTGGTATACCTTTAGTATCTAAAGATTCTAATGATCCACAAAAACTTGGTGGTTCTATTACTTATGCTAGACGTTATGGTATGTGTGCAATACTTGGTATTGTAGGTGATGATGATGATGATGCTAACAAAGCTAGTGAACCAGACTTAAAAGGTATCGATAGATTGTTCAGAGAATACGAAGCTAACATAGAAGAATGTGCTGACGTACAAATGGTTAAAGATATTAACAATAGTTTCTCAGATGAGATCAAACCATTAGACGACAAACAGATTGCTAGGTTTAGAGCAGTGTATACTAAGAAAATTAATTCATTTAAAAAGGAGAATAAAAATGCAGACAGTTAATCAAGTTACAATACTAGGACATTGTGCAGTAGATCCAGAGTCAATGAAGAACGAAGACTTTTGTAAGTTAGTAGTTACTACCAACTCAGGTAGTAAGGACAATCGTAAAGCACATCATCATAAGATCAGTGTCTTTGATCCTTACAAGACTGGATTCATTATGCAGTATATTAAGAAAGGTATGATTGTATTTGTTCAAGGTGAACTACAGTATAGCAAACTAGATGATGGTACATACTATACCAGTATCGTGTGTGGTAAGTTTGATAGTAAGGTAGAACTCTGTGAGAAAAAAGCAGTAGCAGATGATGACGCACCACCATTCTAATATATGTTTAACATTACGTAGAGCCAGAGCAGATTGTAATTACACCTACTTAGATGTATCCAATCTGACTGGCTTGAGTATATCTACTATAGTTAATGCAGAAAGAAAGATACCTAGCCCTAGAACTATCAAGGCATTATCACACTGCTATGGTATCAAAGTAAATCTTGCACAAAATATTAAAGGTAATGTAGTATACTTATAATTATGGGTATGTTTGATGATGCTTGGCGAAAAGCAACACTAAAAAAACAATGTAAGTATTGTGGAGATGAAGCTATAAAGTGGAAAGGTGGTACTTATTATTGTAGGAAGTGTTACGAACAAGTAGTGGTAAAAAGAATAGACAAGGAAATTTCTGCACCCCCTTATAGGAGAGGAGGGGGGTCGGAAATTTCCGAACACCAGGGAAAAAGAAAGAAGCCAAGGAAAATAAACATATCAAAATATAAATTTATAAAATAGGAGTGTATATGATAAATGAATTAGTAAATCAATTAATGGTAGATGAAGGTAGTGTAACCAATGATAGTGGTAGACACATAGCATACCTATGCCCAGCAGATAAATGGACAATAGGTTATGGTATTGAGGTACAAGATCATGGACTTTCAGAGAAAGAAGCAGAAAATTTATTAAGGCAAAGAGTTATGGTAGTAGTAGATGAAGTGCATATGAACTATCCGTTTATAAAGTCAGCACCTTTACCTATCAAGTTATCTTTTTATAACATGGCATACAACTTAGGTATAACTAGATTAAGTAAATTTAAAAAGATGATTGCTGCACTCGAAGCTACAGACTATTTAACTGCAAGTAAAGAAGCTAAAGATAGTCAATGGTATAATCAAGTAGGTGAAAGAGCAGAACGTATTGTAAATATATTTAAAGATAGTGCAGACAAACATTTCTCTTGAAGTAAATGACAATAAATATATATTATTTGTACTAGGGATTTTATTAATAAACACAATTGTTATAATTATTGTGGGATAAATTACTATATATTGTGATTTTTATTATATCCCTAGTACAATCACAAACCCCAGAAAACTGGGATTTTTTGGATCGATATAAAGCTCACTGAGTGCCAATGAAAAATGTTTGCTTATGATTGTACCTACTTTTTAGGAATCTTAGTATCAGTTTTCTTTAACTTGTCAAAGGATCTGAGTCCACCTAGTCCTAGTAGTCCAAGCAACAACGGCATCATGACCGACATATCAGCTTGTGGTATTGTTATACCAAACCCAGCACAAATTGGTGAGATCATATAGTTAACCATTAAAGATATACTACAGACCCAACCTACGAGAGGTCGCCAAGATGATTGAAACCAATTACCTTTTGCTTCAGCTTTATTAATTTCTATTTGTTGAAGCATAAGTTGCTGACTATGTTTCTCTGCCATAGTACTTATCTCATGAGCAAGCTGTGCTTGTTTATCTTTATCTCTTACAAACTTACCAATGAGTTTTGTTGCTGGTCCAATTAATGCAGTAAGTGCCATCTTATTTCTCCTTGTTAGGTACAGTTATATATAAAGATTTGTATTCAAGTATGTCTAAATGTTGCTCAACTAAAGCCATGTCATGCCCTTCGTTCATACATATCATATAATATTTTGGTTTAAAAACCATACATTCTGCTGTATCTATTTCTTCTGCAAATGCAACATAAACAATTACACACATAGCAAGTATAGTAAATATAATACCAATACCAATGCTAGCTTGCTTTGCTACATCCATCATCTCTTTTTGTTTTTGCATCTTTTTTTTCCTTGCTATTTTTTTTTGTTCTTTAATTTCATCTATCCTACGTTTACGTTCATTTAATATTTCATCCCAAGTATTTGGTCCGAAGCGAAGGTTAATCATATTTTTAACTTCACTCATTTGCTCTTGTGCTAATTTTGCATCTATTATGGATTCAGTAACATTAGATAAACCTAATTCGTTTGCAGTACTATTAGCATCTTTACTTCTTTGTTTATTAATTTGTTGTTGACCAGTAAACATTTGATCTATCTGTTTAGCTACACCAGAAATATCGTTAACTGTATTGATGTTATCTTTTATAAATGAAGTTGCCTGTTTAAATAATGCTATTCCTGACAACACTGCTGTTACTGGTTCTACCATTAGAAGGGTCTTTTCTTAGGGGGTCTACCTCTTTTCTTAGGTTTGCATTTACATAACTTGCCAAACAATCTAGCTTTAATTTTTTTATAAATATTTTTAATTGTATCCATTAAATACTATCCATGTTTTGCTATCTTCTTTCCAGATATAACCTTTTCCATCATCTGGATATGCAACTGGTGCTTCCCATTGACAAGTATCTTCATTCAATGTCCAACTATTCCAAGGCTTTGGAGGTATAAAAGCATCTTTACTAGCATCATATGTATAACCAACACCAGCATAATTTTTTCTAAAAGCTGTACCACCTAGTTTATGTTCACCAGCAATAGTATTATAAGATGTTTGTTTATATGTACTAGTATTTTTATATAAGTTTTGTAAGAAAGTTTGTCCCTTTGCTTCAGTAGATGCGTCACTATCTGCTACTACTATTACTTCTAAGACTAAATTGTTTTCATCTAATTTTGCGAAATGTGCCATTATGCTGTATATGTCCCTGATGATGTAAATTTATGATAATAGTAACCTCCACTTGAAGTTACTGAGCCTCCTGTTCCTAATTGTGTACCACTTTGGTATCTAATTATAACTATACCAGATCCACCAGACCCACCATTTCCTGATGCTCCTGGTGATGAACCACCACCTCCAGAGCCACCTCCAGTATTTGCTGAACCATCAGCACCTGTATTACCTGAAGTGCCACTAGTACCAGCACCATTACCACCACCTCCATCAGAAGCAGTTGCTCCACCTACAGCATCTCCTCTACCTCCACCACCTCCTGAAGCATAATATCCATTATCTCCTGAAGATGTTGCAGTCGCCCAAGCTGAATAAGCATTACTACCTGTACCACCTTGACCCCCATCTTGACTATCTTGACCAGCACTTCCAGCACCACCACCTCCAGCACCTCGGTCATTGTCTTGAAAGGAATCTCTTACAGCAGAACCTCCATCATTTCCTTGTCCAGCAGTTCCAGAACCACCAGCATTAGAGCCATTTCGGTTTGCTCCACCTCCTGAACCTCCGTCTTTACCAGCTTTATGACCAGTTTGTTTACCACCAGAACCACCACCACCTATTGCAGTTTGAGTTGCTACTGTACCACCTGAAAAAACTGAGTTAGATCCATTTACACTAGTTGTAGCATTTGCCGCTCCAGCACCTACTGTTACAACATAATCTGTAGCTGAATTAACTTCTAAACCTGTTGCGGCAAGTAGACCACCAGCTCCTCCACCACCAGAACCCCAACCATTACCACCAGAAGAATTACTACCTCCACCTCCACCAGCAATAACTAATGTATCTATATTGTATGCCGCTCCTAAACCAGCACTTCCACCAGAGCCAAAACCTAATATATTATATCCAAAACCTGTCATATAATATTCCTATTATGCATCCGTTGATGCGTCAGTTGTAAAAAATAATTTAATTCCTAATAACCTTGAATCTCCTGATTGATCATCAGCTGATACATCTCTCATTACTTGAAAGTAAACTTGATCTCCTACTGCTGGTGTACCAGCTATAGTTACTGCTCCACTTTCTGCTGTAATATTTAAATCATTTGATGTACCACTATGTGCTTTAGCAGTTGCAACCACGTTAGTTCCAAATGCTGTATTAATAGAGTCATTGTCTGATATTGCTACACCTGATAATCCCCAAGCTGTTGTACCTGTATTTGTTCCTGTAACTGTAAAGTATGCTTGAAAAGTTATTGTTCCTTCGTTCCATGATTTAGGAAAAGCTACTGCAAATTGTGCGTGTTCATCAGCACCAGTTGCAAAGTCTAATACTTTTATCTCTGGACCGTTACTTAATTCTACTTGTGCAGATTCAGCACCATTTGTTGTATTAGGATACATAGCATTAGCTGGCACCCACATAGTTTCTTTCCCTGGTAATTTTACTGTTTGAAATTCTAAAGCACTTGCTCCTGAATTTACTGATAGAGATTGATTAGCACTACCTAATGAAGCTACTCCTGTTCCACCTCTTGCTACTGCCATTGTACCAGCAGTTATTTTACTAGCATTTAAACTTGGTATTCTAGCATCTGCTAATGTTCCAGATCCTATTGTACTTGCCGCCAATCCATCTGTAATAGTAAAAGTTTGTCCTGAAGGTATTGTAATAGTACTACCACCAGCTCCTTCTATTTTATCTACTTTAATTGTACTTGCCATTTTTTACTCCTTATAATATTTGTAAAGTTCCACTGCCACTTATTGTCCAGACTGATGATCCACTAACTGTAATAGGTCCGAATAAAAATGCATTCTTTGTAGATGCTGTTGTTGATGTAACATCACTACTTACAGTATTATAATTGCTAAAAAAGTTTCCTTCTGTGGATAACTCACTAGCCTGTATAGTACCAAATGATAACACTCCTGAGCCATTAGTCAACAATGCTTGATTAGCAGAACCATCAGCAACTGGATAACTTAATCCATCTAATACTACTTTACCAGATCCGTTAGGTGTAATGGCAATATTACCATTACTTGTAGATACAATGCTATTGCCATTGATATCAAGATCTCCACCTAATTGAGGGCTTCCATCTTGCACAACATCTGTTAATGAACCAGCAACTATAGTTACCCAAGCTGATCCATTATAATATTTTAATACGTTAGATGTTGTATTATAAGCTAAATCACCTTCATCTAAAGATGATGACGGATCACTGCTAGTTACTCTATATCTATTAGCAAAATCATTTACTGTACTTATATTACTTGCAACGGAATTTACATTTGATATTGAACCAGCTACGGATGTAATGTTTGAGTTTGCACCAGCTACTGTATTTATGTTAGTAGTATTACCAGCTACTGTACTTATGTTACTTGATATTCC